GACGAACACGAGACGCGGGTTTCCAATCGGGAACACCGCGCACTTGAACTCAACGAAGTCACGGTACCAGGCGGTGCCAGGGCTACACGGGAGGAGCACCAGCGTGCGCGCTCCAAAGAGGGAGCTCTCGCTGTACGCCTTCGCGACCCAGGGACCGATCGTATCGAAGGGCGGGTTGAGCCAGTTGATCCCGCGGACCGGCCAGCGCAGGGAAGCGCGCAAGGCGTTCTGCCGCTTGGTGTAGAACTTCGCCGCCACCGCGTTCGATGGCGTCGCCGCCAGATCGAACGTGAGATTGCCGAAGCGACGCTGCACGGCGACGAGGAACTCCTGGGGAGTCCTCACCGCCTGAGTGCTGTTCCCGCGATGCAGAGCAGCGCCCATGGCTAGACGTCCTCCTGCATCGAGGCCGCGATCTTGCGGAGCGCCACGACTTCGATCTGTTGCACGCGTGCGTGCGACAGCCGGAGCAGCTTGGCGACTGCGCGCTGCCCTTGGCCACCGCGATCGGCGACGTCGAGCACGCACGGCGTTTGCCGCTGCAAGTGGTAGCGGCACTGGGTGAAGGGACACGGGCGCGGAATGCCTGCGCACTCCCCGCGCGTCTTGGGCATCACGACGGGGAGGTTCATCGGCGCACCAACCCTTTCCGGACGCCCCTGAAGAACGCCCCAACGCCCCTCAAGATCTCGCGCGTGTGCTCCCGAGCGAGGAGCAGCCTGGCCTTGTCGGTCAGGTACCAACACTCCCAAGGCTGGCGGACGAACCCCTTGGCCTTGAGCGCCTCGAGCACGGCGATCTCCTCGGTCGAATAGGCGACGACGCCGCCTTCCCGTCCGATGCGTTGCAGCGTCATGCGTTCGGTCCACGTGAGGTTAGCCATGGTCGCCTCCCTTCGGCGCGAGCGCCTGAACGACGGGGGCGAGCTGCTTGTTCAGCGCGCGCGTGTGGCGGCGAAGCGCCTCACGATCGAGCCTGCCGAGTGCAAGCAGGAGCACCGCGGTTACGTCCTCCGTGACCCAGTGCCCAGCTCGCTCGCCGTTCTGGTCGAGCTCGATGCTGGTTGCGAGCTTACGGCACGCGGCCGCGAGCTCGCGATTGTAGGCGTCGCCGCCGTGAACCAGCTGGTGCAAGGCGGCGGCACGATGGCCCGCCGAAAGCACCTCGAGCTGGTCCTTGTCCAACGTCGGAGGGTGCTCGATCATCGCTCACCTCCGAACTCGGCGACCAGTGCGCGCACAGAATCCCATGCCGCCTGCGCCGCTTCCTGGTCGCCGTCGTCGAGAGCAACCAGCATCTCGCCGCCAAGGCGTTCGAGCTGCGCCGCCACCGCCTTGAGCATGCTCATCGACTCGGGAGCGTTCTCCCGCTCGAGCGCGGGCACGCAGAGCGCGTGCCCATCGCTGTCCGTGTGGAGTGCATTCATGGCGCCTCCAGTGCAGCAAGGTCGAGCGAGATCGGTTGCCAAGGGGCTTCCGTGTGTGCGCGCTCGTAAAAGCGCAGGTAGGCCTTGGTCGAGTCGACTTGGATCGAGTCGGTCAAGGCACGCATGGCTCGCTGCCAGCGCTCGTCAGCGATCTCGAGGCGGCGAAGCGAGAGCACGCGCTCGGCGTTGATCTGCCCCTCCTTGTCGACCTGGAAGGCGTGCTGCACGAGGATCTGGATCTCACCCGCGCTGCCCTTGGCCCACTCGAGCACGCACTCGTCGATGAGCTTCTTGGCGGCCTGCAGCCGTTCATCGAAGCTGATTCGATCTTGGATCTGCCGCGTGATCTTCAGCAGGCCGTCGTAGCTGAGTAGGCTGACGTTGCCCTTGGCGCCGCCGAGCTGGACTTCGTACTGCTCGGCCGACAGCGAAAGGAAGGCATCGAGCTCGCCTTCGGCAAACGCCTTGAACTGGCGAAGCGTCTCACGCTGGTCGAGCGCCTGAGCGACCAGCCGCCGCACCAGATCGTCGCGCGCCAAGTCGACGGGCTTGATCAGATGCTCCGGCACGTGGCGCCCCTTGGCGTCCACTCGCATCGTGAGGTCAGCCATGGCGCACCGCCTTCTCGGTGAGAGCAAACGGGATCGGGGCGTCCTCGCGCGCGAGCTCGTCGCGATCGAGTCCGCACGTGAGCAGGAAGTCGATCTCCTGGTGCACCGCGCGGAGGTCCGTCAGGCTCGGCAGCTCGTCCGCCGGGATGAGCTGCAGCTTCGGCGGCATGGCCGGGGGGCGCACATGGGCTTCCCTCGGCAGCGTCCGCGGAGGCAGCTTGCGCCTGTCACGCGTCATGGCGCACCGCCTTCTGTCCGGGGCCATGTTGCGGGTGTGCGCTGATCACAAGGGCGCAGAGCGCGACGACGTCGAACGGCGAGAGAGAGCGCTTGCCCGCAAGGAACTCGCGAGCCATCGCTGCCGTTTCGCAGCAGGTGATCTTGCGACCGTCGAGCGCCGCTTGGGGGGGGCGCAGCATGTGCACGTTCGTGTGAAACGCCTCACCGACGAGGATCGCCACGAAGGCCTGCACGTCATCGGGCGACTGCGCAGCGAGCGCAGCCTGTGCCTCGGCAATGAGCTGTTCGGTTGTCTTGTCCGACATGGCTCAGACCTCCGCTCCCAAGATCCCGCACGCCTGGCGCAGGGAGTCGACGTTCACGGCGGAGTTGCTGCGCTTGAGAATACGCAGCGCCTTGACGACCGAGCGCAGCGCGCCCGGCTGCATCGCGAGCTTGCGGAGGAAGTCCCGCGCCTTCGCGTCGGTCACCTTCCACTCGTCGCAGATGGCTTTGACGTCGAGCTCGGAAGGGCGACCGATCGAGAGGCGGGCCCCGATGCGCGAGAAGATCTGCGCGTAGTGGGCCGAACGTGCACCGCCCGTCAGCCGCGCATAGCTCGTCTCGTTTCCGACGAGCGCGAGCCCGCACCCAGTCGAATCGTGGATCGAGCGCAGCTCCTCGACGGCCGCCATCGAGAGGTGCTGCGCCTCGTCGATGATGATCATGCCGCCGCCGTCCGCGATATGCTCGCGGATCACGTTGGAGATCCGCCGCGCGCCACCGTTCGGCGTGCCGAGGCCCAGCGCCACGGCCACGCACTCGAGCGCGCTCACGAGCCCGGCCGAGCTCGGCGTCATGGTGGCGAGCCAGCAGCGCTCCGGGTACGCGGTCATGTACTGGCGGATCGCCGTCGTCTTACCGACGCCGGGGCCGCCGTAGATGAGCGACATGTCCTGCTGCACTTGCGTGTAGGACAGCACGCTCAGGATCTTCTCGGCGCTCGGTGTCTCGACGAAGTCGCCGTGGTCGGTGGACCATGCCTTGGGGTCGATGCTCGCCAGCCAAGCGTTGAGGGCGGCTTCGACTTTTTCGGCGTCGCCGTCGTAGCGATCGTTCAAGTAGCCGCTGATCGTCGGTCGCGCGTAGGCCAGCAGTTCCGCGAGGCGGGCGCGGCTGATCCCCAGGTGCGCCATCGCTCGCGTCACCGCGCGGCGCAGCACGTCGCCGGACAGCGGGTTGGTCACTTTGCTTTCGTTCGTGTTACTCATGTCTGGTCATTCCTTCCGTGTTTGACGCGAGGCCGGGTGTTACAAGCGCCCGGCCTCACCTTCTTTCAGGCCGCCCCTCCACGGGAGCGGTCGAGCTCTTGCTTCGCTGCGCTGCCCAGTACGAGCAGCAGATCCTCTGAAGCGGCTTGCTGCTGGCGCTTCTCGGACTCAGCGACGACGGCCTCCGGCGTGCGGCGGCCAAACTCTGCACGCACCACGCGCGTGGTGCTCTGCTTGGTGCGAGCAGGGTGCGCGAGCTGGTGTACGGGCACGGTGCCGAAGGCGGCGGCCGCTTCCTTCTCGGCCTTCACCAGCGCGCGGCGCTGGCGCATGTCGCGGCGCGCGGCGTCCGTGTCCGTGAAGCCTACGGCGGCAATACACTCCGCGAAGCAGATCGGATCGGTGCCGCCGTCGAACACCCACACGCCTGCGCGCAGGTCGTAGGGATCGAAGCGCACGTTGAGCCTGCGCCCGCGGCGCTGCAGGAGCTCAGGGTGCCAGAACCGATTGCCGAGCAACGTGAGCACGGCCTCGTCCTTGCTGACCTTCACGCCTTCGATGGGCAGGAGCAGCCAGCGGATCTGTGCCTCCGTCGCTCGGCGCACGATCGTGAGCTCGTCCGCCATGCTCTCGTCGAACACCTGATCGAAGCTCCGCCCCGCAGCGACTGGGCTCCGTCGTCCCGAGCGCGCGTTGTGCTCGCGGATCCCGGCGTCGACGATGGCAACGAAGTGCTCGTAGTCGACAGCGCGCGATCCGTAGTCGGCCGGCTTCGCGTGCGGCGCGTTGCCTGTGTACGCACCCGCGCACGCTGGCGATCGAGCGATGTCCTCGCACAAGTCGCGAAACGCACGCTCGATCGGTTTGCTCTGCCCGTGGTACGGCAGGGCGAAGCGCACGTCGACGCCGAAGGCTTTGTAGATGCCCTCGGGCTCCTCGGCTTGGAACTTGAAGCGATGGCGGCCGAGCACGCCGCCGGTCATGCGTTTCGATGCGAAGGCGTGGCCGTTGTCGACGGTGGCGGCGAGCGGGATCCCGTAGACGCGGAGCATCTCCGCAAAGGCGAGGCGGACCGAATCGGAGTTTTCCGTCTCGTCGAGGCGCCAGCTCAGGATCTTCCCGGAGTAGATGTCCTGCCAGGCGACGAGGATCGGGCGACCGATGCGCGGCTTGTGCCCCGGGTGACACGGCCAACGCACGAACACGTCGAGGCGATGGCCGTCCGCGTTGACGTGCTCGAGCGCGCGCAGCGCGGACTTGTCGCGCCGCTGCGCGGGCAGGCACTGCTCGAGTGCGCGCTCACCCTCGCGTCGGAGGAGCACGGTGCTGGCCGGCACCTCGCGTCGCACGCGACGTTGCAGTGTCTTCAGGTTCGGGAGCTGGCCCCACCCTTCGCGCTTCGCTCGCTCGACAAGGCGCCGAAAGCAAGCAGCGAAGCCCGGACGACTCGGGCGCAGGTAGTCGGCGAGAAACGAATCCCACGCAGCATCGTGGACGTTCAGGCGCAGGTGCTCGCGGCCCGTGTGATTCGACAGCAAGAGCGCCGGCCAGTCCGCCTGCTCGGCACCGTTCACTCGCCGCTGCCAGCGGCAGAGCGCAGCGCGAGAGACCCCGTAGTCGGCCGCCGCTTGCCTGTAGGCAGCCTCCCAGAGTGAGCCCTGCGCGCGGAGCTCCTGCACTCGCAAGAGGGCGCGGGTTCGTGTGAGTGCTCGGGCTTGTGCGGCCGGCCGTGCGGCCTGCCACGTCTCGGCGAGCTGCCCACCCAGGGCACGCCCCTCGAGCTCGGTTGTCGATGGCATCACGAGCGCGGCCCTCCGCGACGACGCGGCCGCTTTTGCCTGTAGCGATCGGGCCAGATCTGCTCGGGCGGTAGGCCGATGGCAGCCGCGATGATTCGCTCGCACGGCCCACAGCAGTCGCGAAGCGCCTGCTTCATGGCGGAGTCGCTGTAGCCATGCTGTCGGCCGAGGCCGACCAGCGTGAGCCCGCGCATTCTCACCATCGCTTTAATTTGTTCAGGGTGCAGTCCCCGCCGCCTTCGGCTACCGTCATGTCTGACCAAGGTCATCTAGAGACCTATCGAATAGGCCCCCTCGGTTCCTATTGGCAAGTTATTTGTGGCCCCACCTCCAAAGAAAAAGCGTCCCGACTGGGCCGAGCGCCTCGTGCGCGTGGCTCAGGCCATCGGGACTCAGGAAAAAGCAGCCGAAGTTGCCGCCGTGGGGGATCGGCAGTTTCGGAAGTACCTCTCAGGCCACAGTCGGCCGCCCTCGGATGTCCTCGCCAGGCTGGCGCAGGCGTCCGGGTACAGCCTCGACTGGCTCATCACGGGCAAGGGGCCCGAGCGGCCTTCGCCTGCACTTCGGCGGCTCAGCGATGCGGCGGCGGGCAACGGCGCCCGAGCCGCCGTCCTCGCTGGGGCGTCGCTCACCGCGGACCGCCTGGGAGCAATACAGAGGGAGGTAGCGGTCGGGCTCTCGGCTGCCTACTCCGGCGTGCTGACAAACGAAGAGTTTGCGGCAGTGATGGCGGGGGTGCTCGAGGCCGTCGCCCCTGGGAACGTGCCACCGGACAACTGGGAGGAGCTCGCGCGAGTTGCGGTCGCCAGCCATGCCGGATCGGCGGGGGTGCTGGCAATCCGTCGACGTCGCCCGTAGAGGGCCTATCGGATAGGTCCGGCGGGTGCCTATGCCCAGGAGCCCGAGTCGGCCGCTGGCGGGGCCGCTGACGGCGTCAGTCAGTCTGCTCGGGGGCCGACCGCCCGACCATGCTCCGTCCGCTTGCCCGTGAGCTGGTGGACGGCCTGCTCGCAAGGGGTCAAGGCGCGGAGCTTCGCCGGCAGGATGTCCACCCGCGCGCCGGGCACGGCAGGGTCAAGCTTCCAGATCGTCTCGACCTTGGGGAACCAGCCCATCGTCTTGGCCATCGCGTCCGCCCCTGCGTTGAGGACGTAGGTCCGCCCCGCCGCCGTCACGACAGAGAATAGAGCAGGGCCCTCGCGCAGCGGGGCCTTGTCGACGCCGCCGCACTCGAGGGTGACCTCGTCGACGGTGAACGGCCACGGCTCGAGCTCGCCCGCCTTGGCGGTTTGCTGCAAGGTCCACCGCTCGTCGACCTTGGGCGCACTGCACCCGACCACAAGAATCAGCCCCAACAAACCCGCCATCATCCGCTCACGCATGGGCCAATGGTAGCAGAGGAACAGTTCCGGCCAGCCTCGACCGTTATGGCGTGCGATTCGGTCAGCACACATGCCCGAGCTCATCGAGATCGCTCGCCCCGGCCGGCACCGCGCAATGAATGGCAGGGACTACGAGCTGACGGCTGCTCACCTCCAAGCCGTTGCTGACAGCTACGACCCGAAGGTGCACGAGGCCCCGCTAGTGGTGGGGCACCCGAAGCTGAACGCGCCCGCCTACGGTTGGGTCAAGGGCCTCACGTTCGACGCGGAACAGCAGCGCCTGCTCGCGGAGTGCGATCAGGTAGACGCCGACTTCGCCGAAGCCGTGACGAGCGGGAAGCTCAAGAAGCGCTCGAGCTCTTTCTACGCCCCCGATGCGCCCGGCAACCCAAAGCCCGGGGCCTATCACCTGCGCCACGTCGGATTCCTCGGCGCTGTCCCTCCGGCGATGAAGGGGCTGAGGGACGTGGCCTGCTTCGCCGATGAAGCCGACGAGGCTGAGGCGGTGACGATCGAGTTCTCCGACTACACGAACATGCGCGCGCTCGCGCGTGCGCTGCGTGGGCTTCGCGACTTCCTGATCGCGGAGTTCGGCCAAGAGAAGGCCGACAAGGCGCTGCCGTCCTGGTGGATCGATGAACTGCAAGAGGCACTCAAAGAACCCGTGGCGGCGTTTGCTGAGACTGCTGACAGCAGTGCTCAGACGGATGCGCCTGGTGTGGCCGGCGTCGCCGAAGGCGAAGCCAGCGCCCCTGCAGTGGCCGCTCCTGAAGCTGCCGCACCACCAGCGGCCGCCACCGAGGCGCCCGCGGAAGCTGCCGCAGACCCGCCGCAGAGCGAAGCGGTCACGCGGCGCGAGGCTGATCTGACGGAGCGCGAGCGGAAGCTCCAGGAGCGCGAGGCCAAGCTGGCGCTCGAGGAGTTCCAGCGGCGCGAGGCAGGGCACCTGTCCTTTGCCGAAGCGCTCGTCCGCACCGGTCGCCCGCTGCCGTGCTCGAGGGAGCAGTTCGTGGCGTTCCTGCACCGCCTCGACGGCGTGACCGACGAGAGCGTGATCTCGTTTGGTGAGGGCGACGAGCGCACCACGATCGACTTCTTCAAGGAAGCCATCCTCGGCATTGCGCCCAAGGAAGTGGAGTTCGCCGAGCTCGCGCCCACCGACTTCGCCGAATCGCCCGGACGCCTGAGCGTCGACGAACGCGCCGCACGCATCCGTACCCATCAGCAGACCGCCGAGAAGGACGGTCGGTTCATCAGCACGGCCCAAGCGGCCACGGAACTTCGAGAGGCAAACCAACTATGAGTCAGCTCTTTCCCGTACTGGAACAGACCGCCAAGATCACCACGAACGTAGAGGCCAACCGCCTCCTGAAGTTCGCTTCCGCCGACGGTGAGATGGCTCTCGCGACGAGCGCGGCAGACTTGCCGGCCGCAATCAGTCGTCGCAAGCGCTCCGCGGGTGACCGTGACGACGTGGGCGTGATCGGCATCTTCCCGTGCGAGTACGGCGGCAACGTCACGCGAGGCCAGCGACTGACCTCTGACGCCAGCGGGCGCGGGGTTCTCGCGACTGCCGGCGACGAGGTCCACGGGATCGCGTGGGAGTCGGGCGTGCTCGGCACCATCGGATCAATCCTCAAGGGCGGACCTGGCATGCCGGGCCCGCAAGGTGAGCCGGGCGAGTAGCCCACTGCCGCGCGGTGGAGCAGCGGTAGCTCAACGGGTTCATTCCCCGGAGGTCGCTGGTTCGAATCCAGCCCGCGCAACACACAACAACGTTTCCCCCAAGTCCTGAAAGCGAACCGAGAGAACCCATGGCCAACGATCCCAACGGTGACTTCCCAGTCGACCCCCATCTGACGGCGATCGCCGTTGCGTACAAGAACCCCGACAAGGTGCTCATCGCGGACAGCGTTCTGCCGCGCGACGCGTCGCTCTCGGAAACGCTGTTCAGCTACAGCAAGGCCAAGGACATCCACCAAGCAGTGACGCTGCCCCAGACGGCGGTGGGGCCACGCGGCAAGGTCAATCGCCTCGAGCTGCAAATGGAAGACGCTACGGCCTCCACCGAGGACGAGGCGATCGACATCCCGCTTTCGGCATACGACCTGAAGCGCAAGGGCGCGCGAGAAGGCGCGACGGGGTTGGCGACGTCGATCATCCAATTGCGCCATGAGCTCAAGGTGGCGTCGCTCGTGTTCGCGGCGGCCCAGTACCCCACGGCGCAGAAGGAGGAGCTCGAGGGCGAGGAGCGCCTGGATCACGAGGACTACGCGGGCAACCCGCTGGCACTCATCGACGATGCGATCACGGCGATGCTGCTCCGCGGCAATATCGCGGTGTTCGGGCGCAAGGCGTGGTCGGTGTTCCGCAAGCTGCCGGGCGTCGTCAAGGCGGTGCAGGGCAACAGCGGCGACTCGGGCCTCGCCACGCAGGCGCAGGTGGCGAGCCTGTTCGGCTTGCAAGAGGTGCTCGTCGGTGAGGGCTGGCTCAACACCGCCAAGCCGGGCGAAGCGGCCGTCATGGCCGAGGTGTGGGGCCCTCACATCGCGATCATCCACCGCGACCGCACCGCCAGCACGCAGGGCGGCGTGACGTTCGGGCTCACCGCTCAGTACGGCCAGATCGTCAGCGGCTCGATCCCGGACAAGAACGTCGGCCTGCGCGGCGGCGAGATCGTCCGCGTGGGCGAGTCGGTCAAGCCCCTCATCGTCGCCCCCTACGGCGGCTACTTCCTCGAGAACGTCGTCGGCGAAGCGGCCTGATCATGAAGGTCATCGCCGTCTCTCCGATTCGCTGGCGCGGAAAGCTGCGCCAGCCCGGGGCCCAGCTTGGGCTGACCAAGGAGTCAGCCCAGGCGAAGCTGGCCAAGGGCTCGGTGCGCCTGCCCGAGGCCGCCGAGCTCAAGGCGTGGTCGGCCCCGGATGACGAGGAGCGGCCGCCTCGAGCTCCACGGCCCCGGCGCGGTCCCGCGCAGGAAGGTCGCCGGCACCCGCCGCGGACCGAAGGCGCCGTTGCTCCCGAAGCAACGTCCCCCCCGTTCGCGGCGACCGAGCAAGGCGAGGCCGTTGCTCCGCCTCCGCCTCCGGCGGCAGTGACGCCTCCCCGTCGCAGCCAGCCAGCCCGCCCCTCAAAGAAGTCGTCCAAGAAAGCATCGCAACGCCCGCGCCGCTGAGCCCACATGCTCACCCTCACCGCCTTCAAAGACCGCGCGCCCGAAGGGGTGCTCGCCCAGCTCACCGATCATCAGAACGGCGCAGTCGTCGATGATGTGGTGTGCCGGCGCGCGCTCGAGGACGCGTGGTCGGAGGTGGAGGGCTACACGTATCAGCTCGCCAGCCCGCCGCCCACGCACGTGCTCCAGGCTCACCAGTTTCACCTCGCCATGTACCGCCTGGTGGGCGGTCGGCCCGGCACGGAATTCGAGTCCTATGCCAAGCGTTACGAGTCTTCGGTCAAGTACCTCGACGCCCTAGCGAATGGGGCAGGCGATCGGGGCGTCATTGCGGACGCTGAGCAGCCGGAGGCCCTGTTCGACGAAGGGTCGATGACGGAGTTCGGAAAGCTGGTGGCGCCCGAATGACCGTGCAGGTCAACGTCGAGGCGCAGAAGATCGAGGGGGCCGAGCGCCTCCTGCGCCGCATTGCGCTGCGCACGGGCGACGTGGGTCCGGCGCTGCGCTCGATCGGCAGCGCGCTCGAGGCGAGCACGCAGCAGCGATTCCTCGACGAGCGAGGTCCGGATGGCAACAAGTGGGAGGAGCACTCACCCGTGACCACTGCGCTTCGCGGTGGCGCCAGCGCTCGGGCAGGAAAGGGCACCCGCAACCGCAAGGGACAGTTCCGGCGCCGTGGCACCGGCAACGAGATCTTGCGCGACCGCATGCACCTGTTCGACTCGATCGGGTCGGCCGTCAACGGCGCCGAGCTCCGTGTGGGCGCGAATCGGATCTACGCCCGCATTCATCAGCTCGGCGGGCAAGCAGGACCCGGGCGCAAAGTGACGATCCCCGCGCGTCCCTACTTGGGGATCAATGCCCAGGATGAGCAGACGATCCTGCAGACCCTGCGTGACCATCTCGAGGTGCGCCCATGAGCTGGCGCGAGGAGATGGTGGCGAGCCTCATCGCCCTGCTCGCTCCGATCACGGAGGCCAATCGGGCAGCGGTCGAGCGCATGCCGGACAAGCCGAGCTACGAGCTCTTCAAGCACCCGGCCGCTGCCGTGTGGGTCGGCTACCATGGCATCCCGAAGGCGAGTCAGCCGAACCCTGGCGGCGTGCAGGATGGGGTCGCGCACTTCGATCTCACGCTGCTGACGCGCAAGCTCAACGGCCCGAAGGGCTCCCTCGAGCTCGTCGACATGATCGAGCAGTGCGTCCTCGCAAAGCGACTGGACCGCGGCAGCCCCATCTTCTGGGTGAGCGATGGCTTCGGCGGCACCGAGAACGGGATCTGGCGCTACGACGTCGTGCTGGGTGTGCAGCTCCCGATCGTGCCGGTGAGCGAGCCTGACCCCGGTCCCTTTGGTGGCCCAGCGCCGCCGCTGAAGTTCGCTCTGCTCGAGGACGAAGTGAGCGGAGACACATCCGTCGGGACGGATCCCGGCGCCTGAAAGGAAAGCACCTTGGACAAGACGTACCTCTACTCCGGACCGCCGAGCGGCGTGACCTTCAGCGGCAAGGACGCGCGGCAGGTGATGCTGCACCCCGGCAAGCGCGTGACGCTGCCGAGTGAGAACCCCTACGTCGAGCGCCTGGTCGCGCGCGGGCTCCTGGCCGAGGTCGCAGGCGAGGCCCCTCAGCAGCAGGCAGCACCGACGCGGCGGGCCAGCCGGAGCAGGGCGCCCAAGGCGCCGAAGGTCACCACCACCTCGAGCGAGGGCGGGAACGGAAACAGCAACGACGCCCCGACTGGGGCCGATGAAGGAGCAGGATCGTGACTACTTTCCTCCACGGGGTCGAGACCATCGAAGTCAATCAGGCTGGCGTGGTCGTCCAGGGCGTGAAGTCGTCCGTGGTCGGCCTGATCGGCACTGCGCCGGTGCACCTGGTCGCAGCCGAGCAGCGCACCGTGAACGAGGACGTGCTTTGTCTGTCCGACGTGGACGACGTGCGCCGGTTCGGTCCCGTGCTGCCCGGCTACACGATCCCCGCCGAGCTGGAGCGCCTGCGCCAAGAGGGCGCGAAGTGGGTTGTGGTCGTGAACGTGTTCGATCCGGCGGAGCACACGGACGACTTCGCGGCGGCCGACCTCGCGATCGAGGACGGCGAGATCGTGCTGGCCGACAAGGGTCTGATCTCGGTGGTGGTCAAGGTCGCTGGTGGCGCCGGCGCAGCCCTCGTCGCGGGCACGGACTACTCCGTCGACATGGCCGAAGGCGTCATCACCGTCCTGCCGGGCGGAGCGCTCGACGGAGACGAGGAGGCGAACGTCACCTACGTGTTCGGCGACCCGTCGGCCGTGGTTGCTGTCGATGTGATCGGCACTGTGAACGAAGCGGGCGAGCGCACTGGTGCACAGGCCCTTCGGAACAGCTTCACCAAGCGCGGCTTTCACCCGAAGATCCTGCTTGCGCCCGCGTACTCTACGCAGCTCACGGTGGTCAACGCGCTTCGGGCGCTGGCTGCTTGGGATCGCCTGCGTGCGATCGTGGCCGTCGACGCTCCCGTGGGGACCACCGTCGAGGAAGCGATCGAGGGTCGCGGCCCAGCCGGCACGATCAACTTCAACGTGAGCGACGACCGCTGCGTGCTCTGCGTGCCACACGTCAAGGCGCTCGACCGCACCACGGGCGAGCTGGGCCTTGCGGCGCTCTCGAGCATCTACGCTGGTGTGCTCGCCTTCACGGACAGCACCATGGGCTTCTGGGTCAGCCCGAGCAACAAGCAGAGCCGCGTCATCGCCGGGCTGGAGTACCCGATCACCGCCGCGCTCAACGACAAGACGTGCGACGTCTCGCTCTTGAACGAGGTGGGCATCACGACGGTGTTCAACGCCTTCGGCACGGGCTATCGCGTCTGGGGCAACCGGAGCTCGGCCTTCCCTGCCACGCCCGGCGTGAAGAGCTTCATCACGCAGCGGCGCATCGCGGACCAGATCCACGAAAGCCTCGAGCTCGCGATGCTGCCTGCGATCGATCTGCCCATCACGTCGCCGCTGATCGAGGACATCCTCCAGGCGGCGAACAACTACATGGGCGTGCTGATCGGACGCGGCGCGGTCCCGGCTGGTTCTCGCGTCGAATTCCAGGCGGCCAAGAACCCTGCCGATCAGATCGCGCTGGGCAAGCTGACCTTCACGCTCGTGTTCGTCGGCTCGCCGCCGCTCGAGGGCATCACCTTCGAAAGCGTCGTCGATACGTCGCTCTTGCGGTCGCTGCTGCCAGCAGCAGCGTGAACCGTTCCGCCCGTCCCTGAAAGCCACTCTCTAACCAAGGCACCGCAATGCAAGTCAGCAAGGTCTTTCACGCCAACTGCTACCTCGACGGCACGAACAGCCTGCTCGGCAAGTTCTCCGAGATGAAGCTGCCTGACATCGCGCCAGCGATGCAGGAGCACAAGGGCGTCGGTATGTTCGGCACGCTCGAGTTGCCAGGCGGGCTCGGTCCGCTCGTGCTGACGGCCAAGTGGAACGGCTTCTACCCCGACGTGCTGGCAGCCAGCGCCGATCCGTTCACCGCCCGCCGCTTCCAAGTGCGTGCGAACGTCGAGACTCACAATCAGCTGGGCCGCATTGCGGAAGTTCCGCTGGTGGCCCTCCTGATGGGTCGCTGGAAGAAGGCGGGCGGTGCAACCTTCAAGCCGCAAGAGTCCGGCGAGTTCGACGATGAGATCGCGTGCACGTTGGTGCAGGTGAGCATCGGCGGCGTGGAGCAATACTGCATCGACGTGCTGAACAACATCTA